CTGGTAACGTGCCTTCTGGCAATGTAACCTCTGCACCAGCCTCGAATAACTCGTTGCCAATGAGAGACTTCTCTTTTACGATGTACTTGATAGGGGTATCGGACATGATGGTCTTTCGTTGTGGTTAAAAATACCCCGCCCCGAGGGGCAGGGTGGGTGTCTCTATTAGGAGACTGCGAAGCCAGACTTGTAGTAGATGTTCTTGACGTCTTGAACGTCTTTCACAACTGCTGCGAAGAACTGACCTGTACCGTTAGTGAGCGCGGCTGTACCGACGACCACAGCGATACCAACGTAGCGCTTAGGTGTGTAAGGTGCTGCCTTATCCCACACGAGTGGCACAACAGTACCAGCGGTCAACACGGTGTACGCAAAAGCGTCCGTTTGGTTAATCACTTGCACGTTGGTTGTCAGAGCAGAGTCGTCCGCTTGGATCAACTGGAACTGCACGGTGGCAGCGCCTGCGGATGTCAAGGTTTGGAGGATGCTGATCTCAGTGTTGAGACGCTCGCCAGAGCCAGTGTCACCAACTTGGTTGCCGCCCAGTGCGAGTGGGCCTAAGTCCATGACGTTGAAACCAGCCGAGGCGCCTTTGTATGTCGCAGCGGCTGTTGCCAACGCGCCAGACAAAACACCACCAGAAGATACCGAACCGATTAAGGTTGCGAAGTTGTCGAGAATCATTTTGTGTTCCTGTTCTTAAATGGGTTGATGGATGAGGAGCCGAAGCTCCTCACTCAGACTTAGACTACGCGGCTCTCTGTGTTGAGCAACTGGTCAACCTTGCGCAATGGGATGCCCAAGAATTTGGTCAGGCTGTACGGAGTACCGAACTGAGTCAGCGCGTCTTGAATACTCAAGGCAGCGTTAGACTTGTTCAGTGCAGCTACGCGCAACATGCTGTACAAGGTGCGGTTTGCGTAGAAGCAAGCGCGACCCATAGACAGGTTAGGCACACGATCCAACGCACGGCTCATCAAGTTGATGATCTGTGTCGCTGCGGTCGAAGCCTGCGTGCCAGTTTGAGCTGTCAAGTCAGACACGTTGATGTTCGCAATACGAACAACATAGCGCCAGTCCTTCACTGCAACACCGTTCTTCCACTGGTACAGCGAACGCAGTGCTTGGAAGAAGTTGTTGTTGCTGTCAGGCACAGACTCTTCGCCCAAGTCTTGGTGCATCAAGCCAGCCTTCGTGCCTTTAGGGAAAGGACAGAAGACGGTGTTCTCACCCCACACGACCAAGTAGATCGAGCAGTTGTTCGAGCCAGTGCCGCCTGCGTCGAGGATGTTCTGACCGTTACCTGCGCTCAAGCTGGAGTAGCGAGTTTGCAGACCTAAGAACTGACGTGGGTCAGTGCCTGGGTTACCGTAGAACATCGCGCCAGCCATCGTTTGGTTCATGGCTTCGATGAAGGCTTGGTCTTCAGACAAGCGGAACGCTGCGCTGTTGCCGTTGAGCTTTGCGAGCTCGACGTCAATGTGCGAACGTGCTTCGAGAATACCGCAGGCTTCGTCAATTTGTGCGGTCAGCGATTTGCTGGTTGGCACACCTTGGTTAATCATGCGGTAGTAGACTGTCGGCAAGCCAGTGCGGATCGTCAGACGGTGACCTGTTGGAAGATTACCTTCCATGAAGACTGCGTCTTCCAAGATCTCATTGGTTTGAGACAGGAGTTCGGCGACGTTGGGAACTTGACCGTCTGGATCAAGTCGTTTAGCCCAGTCGGCCAGTGTTAAAGCGCCAGTAGCGAGAAGTGCCATTTAGATTACCTCATTAAGATTGATTAGGGTACAGGGATTTAGCGATGTCTTTTCCACCACGGTTGGCTCCAGAGCCTCCCGCAACGAACTTGTCTTCGCTAAGAGCTTTGCCGACGGCGTATGCCCACTTCACCACGGCAGGATGGCTGCCCATCTTGCTGCTGTTCAGTAGTTCCTTTAGCTCAGGTGGGCCAAGGTCAATTGCTTTGCGACAGACGGCTAGGGTCTCAGGCAGCTTATCGCCTCCGAGCTCCTTGTCGGCCTTGACCGACGCCTCCCAGTCCTGCGCCTGCTTGGCAAACGCTTCTGCTCGTGCTTGCTCGCGTTTAATGGCGAGGTCAACGACCTTCTG